TTCCTGTTGGTGAAAGTCGAATTCGTCTAACCGTTACAGCTGCACATAATAGAGAGCAAATTGATTATGTGTGCCAATCACTGCATAATGCTATGAAGCAATTAGACTCATGATAGTAGATAATATATCTAAATAAAGACAGTATTAAAAGAATCCTAAATTGATTGGTTAATTAGTCTATATTAGATAAATCGAGTAGTCTAAGAAGAGTGAATATATCTGAACTGTAAAGGTTTCATACAATTGACAGTAATACCAAATAGGCTTATAATTATTAAACCGACGCACGGGGATGTAAAGGTTTCGACAGGGGTGCGTGTGGTATAGATAGCGAGTCGGCGTTCCATGAGGCCGTTAAACGGTGGGAAAACATTTAAACGCAGAAGAAAATTTTGCATTAGCTGCATAAGCTACGTCCCTCATACTTGTGCCTACCAAGTGTGAATGGACGTCAAACAGTAGGCTGGTCTAATTTAGTTGTTCATATGAATTAGGCGAGACAATATGAACTGGGGTTGTGTAGCTTGTCTGTGAGCGATAACAACTCGAGATCTCAATCATAGACTGTGCTCGGAGAAGTCTATATGGCAACACTCTTGGACAGGGGTTCGACTCCCCTCATCTCCACCATTTTTATTTACTGATTAACAGATTATAACGCATTATAACAAACTGCAACACAATCAGTAATTATCTAACAATTTAGAAAAGGAATAATAACAAATTGTAACAAATTATAACGAAAATTTGTCCCCTTTTTGCCCCTTTAAATAATAAATATTTGCCCCTTTTATATATTAGAAAAAGCACCGTAATGATACGGTGCTTTTCATTATTTGTGCGATATAGAATTACCTATATTAGTGATTGCATTATTCAATTCCTTTTTCATTTCATCAGTAACATGGGTATATATTGCCAATGTTGTACGTGGTTCATTATGGCCTACACGTTCCATTATTGCTTTTAGAGGGACATTTGATTCAGCTAGTAGGGAAATATGTGTATGTCTAAATGTATGAGTGCTTACAGGCTTAAAAAATCCGATTTTCTTAATAACTTTATTTACATAACGTAGATCATATGGAAGGCCTCCATCAGTAATAAAGATATAATCAGTGGAAGGAAAGTTTTGTTTCCATAATTTCCGTGCTTTATTGGCGGTAATAAAGTGATTAATAATCTGGGTAGCCCTTTCATCCAGCTTAATTTTACGTATGGAGTGTACATTTTTAGGAGGTACCCGAATAGCTGGAGATTTTAGAGAACCTACCATGGTAAGAGTAGCATTAATATCAATTTCAGATGTTGATGGGTTATAATCTTGAATTCGTAATGCTACCATTTCACCAAAACGCAATCCGGTTAAACTTTGAAATTCACATAGCAAAGATACATGATGATACTTTTCATCTAATAAGGACAATAGTTTTTTTAGCTCATCTTTAGTAAGAAATTTAGTACGCTGTTTTTTAATCTGTTCTACATCCATAATTGGCCGTTGCAGTTCGATATTATCAAGGAAAGAAATGTTAGTAATATATTCCATTCGCCGGGCATATTTAAATGACTGACGGATAAGGCTTAATCCTGCTTTTGTATAGTTGTAAGAATATTGCTTGGCAAATTTATCAAGGGTTGATTGCAGGATGAATGTATTAATATTTTCAATTAATATGTCAGTTGGGAACCAATCAATGAGGGTTTTATATAAAAAGTCTTGCGCCTTCTGAGTAGTAATTTTTCTAAAATCACGTTTACACTCAAGGTATTCTAAAATCAACTGGGATAAAGTCATATGTTTAGTTGTAGTATCCGTTGCCTTACTAATTTTAGAGAGCAGTTCAGCATGTGCGTCTTTATATGCTTGTCGGCTATTAGTTGTATAGGTAACAGAAACACGTTTATATTTGCCACTGTAAGGACAAGTATAACGTTCATTAAACTTATATTTGATTGTACCAGATTTAGAAATAACAGTTTCAACCCACATAAAAACACCTCCAAGACTAAAAGGTATAGAGAATAAGCCTTAGAGAAGCTATAATTTAAATATGTGGTGTCTACTCTAAGGCATCAAGCCTCTATCTAGTAGTAGCTAGATAGGGGCATTTTTTTATTTAGATGATAATTTATTGACTATGTGAATAAAAGAATTACTATACATTCTCATCGGCCCAGTCGTATTGTAAATATTAAAAGGTGTCCAACTATCCCCAGAGTTCATAGAGTAATAAGCGAATTTTTCACCAATATATGGTGGAAGATAAACAGATTTAGAATCAATGATTACTTTAGTTGTAAATTCCTTACTAGATGACATTGGTTTATAGTACCAAACTAATCTAGTATTTTTAATAGATTTTAAGTTTTCGAGTTCAGTAGTTGGGTCAAAAATAAAAGATGCATCTGTCTCATTAACCGCTATAACAAACCCATCAGGGGCATTATATTTTAAAATTGCCGATGATAGATCTGCATATATTGCATAATCCATTTGAGCATAAGTTAGTTGATAATTTGGATTATCTAATAGATGTCGTGGATATATAGCAGCAAATGCAGAGGTATTAATTAATAAAAATGAAAATAATAAAGGTAATAATTTTAGTTTCATATTAATCACCATTTATGATTTTGTTGAGGTCAACAAAAAGCAATAAAATTTATAATATATGATGATAAAAGTCGATTTCTTCCAATACATCATCTGTAAGTTCTCTACGTCTTACCATATGTTCAATTAAATTAACATGATGATCTATATGGAAATCATCATTAAGAATATGCAACAACTCGTGCTTTATTTCGTTACGCATATCTTCAATAGACATATTTTTACGGATATAAATATTGTGTACACCTTCATCTTCCCCAGTTGATGAAATGGCTTTTACATTAGGAATATCACACTCAATAATATTAATAATCAAACTAACAACCCCTAATAGTATTATTTTTTATTTCTAGATTTAATAAATTCTATGTAATTTACTGCCTCTTGCATTTCCTCTTTAGAGATACCACGTGATGCGGAAAACAATAAACGAGCGGAAGGACGAGTTCTAAGGTATTCAGCATATTCAGCAGTTTCAGAATCAATATAGTAACCTTGAGGAGTAGGCTCCTTATCCCAACCAATTAGCCATTCTGGCTTTACTTCTAATATAGGAGCTAATCTATTGATAAAATCAATGGAAACACTAGCAATTTTACCAGATTCGTATCTCTGCATATTACTTTCACTAATACCTAATCTTGCTCCCAGGTCAGCTAGTGTTATGCCTTTTTGTTTTCTAATGGTTTTAATTCTTTCTCCGATTTCTTTATTTATTGTAGGTCTTTCATCGATATTCATAATATGCCTCCAAATAAGAATCTCCCTTACAAAGATATATTACAATAAACTTGAATAAAATTCAAGAAAAATTATAAAACTTTTATAAAATCTTGCATGAGGAGGTTGACAGGTTGATGTAATAGGACTATCATGTAATCAGAAACTTGTATGATATGCAAGTAAAGTGAGGTGAAATGATGAAACTAGAAAAATTAAAAGGATTATTGGTAGAACACAAAAAAACATATGCAGATTTAGCAGATTTATTGGGTGTATCTATCACAACGATTAATAGTAAAATGAATGGGAAAACACAATTTGATGTAGTAGAGGCTACAATGATTAGTGATTGGCTTGAATTAGACTGCTCTAGTAGAGTAGATATTTTTTTACACAATAACTTGCATATTACGCAAGTTATTGATTGAAAGAGGTGAAATTAAATGAAAAAGTAAAATGCCCCAAATGTAATACAGAAGTAATAGACGGGAATTTCTGTGAGCATTGTGGGGCAAAATTAAAAGCCATATGTGATTGTTGGGTATTAAAGAAAAAATATAATTGTGGTTTTGATACATGCAAAGGTTATAACCTGCATATTGAACTATTTAATAGAAAAGGAACATAAAATGAAAGACATATTACTTCAAGTATGGATGAATGGGAGTGCAATTGCTACTTGTTACTTCTGGCATGAGAGGAACGAACCGTTTGGAATGTTAAAGCTAATCCTGGCAATTTTAAATGTGATTCTAGCATTGTCGCTTCTAGTAATAGTTCATTAGAAATAGTTTTAAATTCTCGAATGTAATTTTGTGGAGCAGAATCAAAGCCAAAATTATTTGCTTCATATTCTAGCATATCAAGATAGGCACGATAAAAAGCAGGGTAACTTTTCAAAACAAGGGGCCCGTAGTATTGCATGTTATTACTTAGCAAATCAAGGAAGTAATTCCTTTGTTCTAGACCTATGGGAATATATTTTGGATCAAACATATATCCACGATACAAAGACTGAATAAATGGAACATAAGCCTTTTCATATCTAAGTTTTTTATATGCATCTTGTGATTTATTAGAAGCCAATTTTGTGCCAAGGTAATGAGGAATATAAATTGAAACTAAAGGAATAATATAGTTTAACCATGTTTGATAACCATCCATAATAATCATCTCCTCCTTTTGAGATGAGTATAACATGAGAAAAATTTATTTAGTAGAGGTAACAGAAAATGAAAGAAATTCAAAGAACATTAAAGGATTATATTTTAAAGCGTTTAGATACAAAGACTGGGATTAGATCTAGTAAAGATATTCCAGAATTAATTTATGCATACATTGAATTAGAACATGCACAACAAGGTATGGCTAATAGACCGGAAGTAAAGTCAAAAATTGAAGTAGATAAAGCTGGTGTAAAAATTCAAGGCAAAAAAATTAATGTAAATCAGAATTGTCAAGAGAAACAAATAAAAGAAGAGCCTTGTGATGTCAAGGCTCAAATTATAGAAATTATTACTAATGAGATAGGTAAACCAACAAGACCTACTGCCGCTGAAATTCTTCAAACACTTTTAAAATAGCTTTTTATAACACGTGTCTTTAGAGCATAGGCATATCACACATATAATCTATACCTTTAAATAGTAGGAATATGGCCTAATAATTGTGCATTATTAAGCCAATTAACAACTTCTTTAGAGAGATATCCTTGATAAGGATTTACTACTTGGGTAATAAACAATGAATCGTTATTGTCAATTTTGGCTTTTAAATGAGTGTAAACTGTATCAACATTTTTATTGGTAGAAATTAGCCATTGAGAGCGTAAACACTTAATATAGCCATCATATGTTTTGATCGCATTAATTAAATTTGTGTAATTTTGACCTTGCTTATTTAAATCATAACTTACTAAAAATACTGCCATTATGATCACGTCCTTTTAGAAACTTAAAAGAAATGGAGAAAAAATGATTAAACAAGAAAGAGAAATTAAAGATAGCAAACACTTTCAGGCTAATAGATTAGCATTTTACATTCAACTTAAAACAATGATTGTAGATAATCTTCAAAAATATCCACATTGGAATTCAGAAAGAATGGATGCAATCTATTACTTAGCCAAGTATGGAGAGCAGGAGGAGTTGAAGAAACTATCAAAGCAAACTTTGTGCAATGTGGATTAAAGTATCAAATGTTAAAGGGATTGCCTTTTGGATAGCGTAATCTTTTACTTTGTTCCATATCGTGTCGCTAGATAATAAATCAACAAACTGTTGCCCATCATGTGTTAATGCTAGTTCTAAATATAAATAATCTCTTGATTTAGAGCTAGCATTTAAGCCAGACAATAGACCATTCTGTACAAGGATATAAATGTGATAGTCAATAGTAACCCTATTGATACCAGGGAAGTTGATTGAGTCATTATTATTAACTGTTGGAAGAGGGAAATCTTGAACTACTAATAATATATCTCTGCACAAAGAATAATCTATTTTCATAGTTTCACCTCCTTTCATTAAAGGATATAAGTGATATCAGCATATCTCATTGTCCTATCACTGCTTGAATTATAACAACAACTTATTAATAAAGATAAAAAATATGAAAAGAATGTTAAAGGAGGATATAAAAAGAAAATGGGTCGAAAGAAAAAGATTAAACAACAACCAATATATTACAAACGATACTTACATAATGATGGTGGATATATGGCAATTAAAGTAGAACCAATTCATCATAAAAAACATTTGATAGAACATAACATATTAACAATAAGGGGATAACTATGGATACTATTAAACCTAAATATGTACCAATCAGTACATTGGCCAAGATATGGGGCCGTAGCAAAATGTACATTTACAGAAGAATTGACATGATCCGTAAGGAAGGTAAGTTCAATGAAATCTGTATGCAACTTGGACCACAACAAACATTGGTCCATGTAGATAAATTTGAAATGTGGATGCGTTCGCAACACATGAAATGGTTAAAGGCTTAGGAGGGATAGATATGGATAAGGTTATCACAGTAATACAGTGGTTATTTGGAGTCATTGTATTTGGATTATATGGGGGCATTGAATTTGCACAGTCATGGGGCGATGTTCTTTTTAATGTAGTTAATATAGCAGCATATTCTGTTGGGATTTATTTATTACAAAAAGCTAAACGATTATGGCTATATAACAAGAAAATTAAGGAAATAAAAAGGAAGCACCATGCAGCAGTTAGACAGTTGGGAGTTACTACCATATCTAAATAAACGAAGGGATGATTTAAATAAGGCACTTACGATTGCTAAAGAGCGAGGCATAGAGTTAGCAGCAGCTGAACGGAAATATAGGGTTGAAAAACGTAAAGCTATATTACAGGCAAAACACAATGGAGAAAAAGTATCTCTAATTATGGAGCTAGTAAATGGTGATGAAGTTATTAGTCAATTGCGATATGAAAGAGACGTGGCTAAAACACTCTATGCCAGTGCTACGGAAGCAATCAATATTTATAAGTTGGATTGTAGATTAGTTGAGGCTCAAATATCTAGAGACTGGGATAAAAATGCTTAAAAGGACACCGTTAAGAGCAAAAAAAAGAATGGTTTCAAAGAAACCATTAAGCAAGAAAAGTAGAAATAAAAAAAAGAATGATATGGAGTTGGAGAAAATCCGTCCTAAGGTTATAGAGCGAGACCATAGAAAATGTATTTTATGCGGAGCGCCTTATGAAGAGATCCATCATATCAAATATAGGTCAGCAGGAGGGAAAAATAATATAGAAAATCTATGTTGCTTATGCTGGCATTGCCATAGAGTCAAAATTCATTCCGGGGCACATCCAAAGGAATACAGAAAAGCCCTACAAGGGATATTAAAGGAAAGGCATGGATATGAGTACTAAATGGTATGAGAAAGCACTAAATAATACATGCCCGGAATGTAAAAAAGCAATCAAGCATGCTGTAGTATGTCATAGACATAAACAGTTGATATGCATGGATTGCTGCAGTAATTGCCAATACCTAACAAAGTCTCAAGGTGATTGGCATTGTAATTTTGACAAAGAAAAATGACCGTGTCGGGAAACACGGACATTAAAGTTATGTGATAACTAAAACCTTACATGTTTAGTATATCACGCATAATGGGAAAAGTCTAGTAAAATAGCGGTTTTATAGCTATTTTGTGAGACTAGATAGATACATTAACAACTCAACATAAGGTGATAACTAAATGAGAAGAAGAACAACAATTAAATCTAAAAACATGATGGAAATATCTGATCATGTTACAGGAAATTCATACTATGGCAAATCGGGTAAGAAAGTGAGGAGTGAAAGAAAACAGGTAACGCCGGAAGTCATAAGAAAGAATAACCTTAGAATGGCGGAAAAGCAATTGCGGTTATTAATAGATATGAATTTCAAGGCAGATGATTATTATCTGACACTCACATTTAAGGATGAGGAGGATGAATCAGAAGCCAAAGATAAAATTAGGAAATTTTTCAGGAAGGTCCGGGAATTATTTCAGAAGGCAGAACAAACCTGTAAATACATTTACGTAATGGAAAAGCAAGGGCGCATACATTTCCATACATTGCTTTCAAGAGGTGTGGAGTTAACCACTAAATTATTGAAGAAACTATGGCCACATGGATACACCAAGATTGAGTATTACAGAGGTGAAGCAGAAGATGCCATAGGATTGGCAAAGTATTTTATGAAAGAACGGAAATCTGATATTGCCCATCATGATACCCAGATAAGAAAGAAATGGGTATCAAGTACTAACCTGGAAAAGCCGGAGGTAAAGAAAAAGATATTAAAGGCTACAGAGTGGAGAAAGGATATCAGAGTACCAAATGGATATTACCTTGATAAAGACAGCGTGTATGAGGGAATTAATAATTACGGATTCCCATTCAGAACATACAGGCTAATTAGGTTACCAGATTGGAGGGGAGAGCGTGAAAAGAGAAAATCGACTAAGGCCCTGTCCATTTTGCGGGAATAAACATATGAGGATTATGACAGGGATAAAAGTAGGGCTAAAACATCATATGGTGGCATGTGATAAATGTGGAGCCGTCACTCATTTTGAAGAGTGGCCATTGTATTTAGATTGTGAAAAGGCATGGAATAAAAGGGCGGATAATTAATGGAAAACAAATATAGCGGGATTGTATTTATTCCTAGAACAACTGGAGAAGCAATTATAAACGCATATGCAATGAATGCATGGAATGATACAGGAAAGTATATCTATTTTACAGAAGCAGGGATATCTGTAGGGGTACATACCACAGATGATGGAATATATACAAATTCATTTATGGATGTAGCTATATGTGCTGCATGGATAAATGGGGAAATATCAGTTACTGAATTAGAAGAAGTAGATGGCATTTATACAAATAGCATAAAGGAGAAGAAATGAACACTGTTAATTTAATGGGCAATCTAGCGAGAGACCCAGAAGTAAGATATACAAAGACTGGCAGAGCAGTAGCAACATTTACAGTAGCTGCAAGTAATACTTATATTGATGCTAATACAAAGGAAGCAAAGGAACAGACGGCATTTGTAAATTGTGTAGCATGGGGAACTTTAGCAGAAGAGATAGGGACTTTGCGAAAAGGAAATAAATGTTTGGTACAAGGCAGAATTCAAACACGATCATATGAAACTCAAAATGGAGAAAAGCGATATGTAACAGAAGTGGTCGCAAGTTTTGTAGGGGCCGCATTAAATGGTGGACATAATGAACCATCGAACTTTGATAATTTCAATAATGATGAACAAATACCCTTTTGATAAGGGCAATGCAGAGACATTGCCAATGGAAAAGAAACGAAATAAAGCCCTAGAAAGGGCAGAAAGGTTGATGCGGTAATGGCAAGACCAAAGGATATGTTTTTAAAAGCTAAAACATGTAAGCATGCAGTAAAGTTTACAGGCAATCAAGGATTGTTTGTAAGAACTACTTGTAAATGTCCAAATAAGTTAATGCTGCCGGTGCCAGATAAAAGAGGAATAAGAGTAAAAGTACCCTATATCATGGCTAAGAAATGCATAAATTGTAAGGGCTATATTGATGCTAGAAAAGTAAAGGAGAAAAGAAAATGAGGTATACAATAACAAAATTTAAAATGGAAAGCGGTAAATTTGATATTACTTATACGAAATACGTACAAGGAATGGATGAGCAGCATTCTTTGAAATCGTATGAAAAGCCAAGACCAGAATTCAAGGAAGCACATGTCACAATGAAAGCATTATTACTATCCAAGTTTGGAGCATTTAAATTTGCTCAAAACATGGTAGCTGTATCCGGAATTGAATTTAGATATGGTGGTAAAGATTTCTTCCCAGATGAAGTATCTGGCATTAAAGTAAAGGGATATCTACGTAACAAAGAAAGCGAAGTATGTGTATTTAGCACTAAATGGCTAGATATTAATAAGGACTTAGCCGAAGATATTAATCTAGTTCTAGGTGAAATTGAAGCATACATTGAAGGAAAACGTGCGCAAGCCAACCTATTTGATGAAGAACAACAAGCCAATGGTAATGCTGACACCAGTGATGCGGAGATCATTGGTGAAGATGATGATTTAGATATGGATGATGCGGATGATATTGCACCATATGAAAACAGTCCATTTAATAGAGCTGCGAGGGGATTAAATTAATGAGTAAGAAACTTATCTATGTAGCCCATCCTTATGGTGGGAAGAAGAGCAATAGAGAAAAAATAGATGTAATCATGAATGAATTAATATTTGCAGATACAACAAATGATTATGTATCACCTATCCATAACTATGGATTTGTTTATTTGACAGGTGATGAATACCAAAAGGGGCTAGATATTTGCCTAGGACTCTTAGGGCATTGCGACATCCTAGTATTATGTGATGGCTGGGAACAGAGTAGAGGTTGTAAAGGTGAATATGAATATGCTTTAAAAAGGGGAGTGCCAGTATTTACAATAAATGAATGGAAAGAACAATTAAGGGGGAGTAAATAAATGTATACGGTAGTATTAATAGAATGCAATGGTAGCGATAACGTAGGACGCTATGGTTCGTATAAAACAATAAACGAGGCACGCAAGGCGAGAAATGAATTTGAAAAAGAGCAAAGAAAATTCATGCAAGGCCTAAGCGATGAACAATTTTCTAAATTTATTGAAGAAATGCCAGTTATTGTAAAGAATTATTCTCACATTATGAGCGTTTCATATATTTTGCAAAATTGCTGTGGGTAAACGAATGCTTAAATCGCCATGCAAAGGCTGTGAATACAGAATTGTAGGTTGTCATGCACAATGTGAGCCTTATGTAAAGTATTCGAACGGCTTAATTAATCAGAGAAAGGCTAGAGATAAGAGCGGCGATATATTGGGATATGTTAAGGATACCACCAATAGAGTGCGCCGACGTATCGGAAAGCCTAAATATTATGGCCAGTAAGGAAAGGGGAATTATGGAACTTGTATACGCAGGTAACTGGTTCGCATTAGGCGCTTGTATATATGGGCGTAAAAGCCCAGATGAGGCGTTAAAAGTATTAGGGCTACAGATTAAGCCCAGAAAGAAAAACCGCTATAACGTAGATATTGAAATTCTAATTAACATGAGGCGTGAGGGCTTAACGATAAGACAAATCGCAGCGGCGTGTGATATGTCTTTCGCCGTGGTGAGAAAACGCCTTTGAGCATACAAAATCGCCTGCACATCATAGTGTTTTCGTGATGATCAATTCACCGAAAACGGACATAAGGTTTGAATATCAAACAGGAGAAATAAAATGAAAGTAAAAGAGCTAATTAAACAATTAGAACAAATTCAAAATAAGGATGTAGAAGTATTTGTACTGAACCAATTTGATGGATTTAGCAAGATATATGAAGTAGAACCATTTAATAATTGTGCAGCCATTTCAGGTGATATAAAAAGTGAAGAGCTATATGGAATGCCTGCAGTTGAAACCGTAAGATATGGCGGGCAAGTTACTGCATCAGATTATTGTATTGCACCGCATGATAGTTTTGAGGAAGCAAAAGTATACTTGGAGCAACTGGCTAGTGAAGGTGAAGATGATGAATTTGTAGTAGGTAAGGTAGTAAAATGTCACTTCCCTGTAATTTATGTAGATGAAATCATAGATAGTGATAGAGAGTTGCATGAACAGGATTATGGGATTACGGATTATTTATCAGATGTCACACAAAAGCAGAAAAACGATTTAGAAACGATGCTAACAATGACATATAAAAAATGGTTGGAGATAAACCATTTAGAAAGCAATGTATATGGACTGGACGATGAAGTGCTGTTTAAATTAAATCCGATCACAGGAGAATATGAGGAGGATAAGAGTTATGCAAATGAAATGCCATAGGTGTGAGAGATTATTTACACCAGTAGGTTCAGAAAAGCATTGTCCTGATTGTATAGCAGGAAAGCCAATACCAAAGAAGAGAACAGCAGCAGAGGTAAGGGCAGAAATAAAAGCGAAGCGTGATGCGGAAGAAGCAAAGAAATATAAGTACGAACGGTACTGTATATGTTGCGGTAAGAAATTCTATACAAATAAAACCAACCGAGTAATATGCAGTGATTATGATTGTGAAGAGAAAATGCGTATAGAACGGTTGCAAACTAATAGAGCAAGATATAGGGCAAACGCAAAACAAAAAAGAGCTAAATAAGCTGGTATAAGGATGTAAGGTATGACGGAAGAGGAAATGCAAAAGAAGTTAGGAAGGCATTTATTTTTAAAGAATATAACTATTCCTAATATAACAATGCATGGAGATGGAAAAGGGGAATATGAAGCAGATTTAATCTACTTCAATCTTAAAGCAAGAGTTGTTACTGAAATAGAAATCAAGGTAAGCATTCAAGATTTCAGAGCAGATTTTAAGAAGAAAAGATACCATGATCATTTACATGTAGCCTATTTGTATTATGCAGTACCACAAGACCTGTATGAAGACCATAAGGATGAAATAGAAAGCCTATTAGGTGATGCGGGATTAATAGTGGTCAATATATCTAATAATAAAAGAGAAGATGCTAGATACATTAAAAGGGCAAAGAAACGCAAAGATGTAAAGGCATTAAATGAAAGTGAAGTTATTAACTATTTGAGACTTGGCTGTATGAAGTGGGTTAATCGGTAAAAGGGGTGATGAAATGTTGACTGTTAAAGAATTAGAAAAAGCCTTGAGCAGAGTAGAAAACAAAGACATTGAAGTTATAATGTATGACGAAATGTTTGGTGGCGCTGAAATTGAAGGCGTTGTGCATAATTTAGATGAACCAAAACTCAATTTCAAAGAACGTGTAGAACTATTAATTGGATGTGAACTTAATGTTAATCGAAGATAAGAATAAATGGTGTTGGAGCGATAACTATGGATATGTTGGAGAGCCGCAAGATTCATTACAAGACGCAATCGATGATTATTTTAAATATAGTTCTGACAAACCAGGAGAACAGCCTGTAAGGGTAGGGCATCCAAATTACTATATTGTCACAATCGATATCGACACTGCCGAACAAATGCTAGATGATATCGTTAGTCTTGCACTTGATGATGAAATTGAGGAGTGGTCTGATGGTTATTTAGAGGATGTCAAAAGAGAACATATCGATGAATTAAGTGAGGAGCTAACAAAGGTCTTTCGTAAATGGGAAAAGAAACATGGCTATGAAAATACAGGCTATGTAGTTTTAGAAACAAAATCGTATCCGGTTGATAGTAATGGAAAACTTATTGTGGTGTAAGCATTAATATGAAGATAAAAATAGAAGGATAATTATAGGTAAAAAATCATGGATACAATGGAATGCATCAATAATAATATAGAGGCCCAATTAAGAGGGGAAAAAATAAGAAATCTTAATTGGGATAAAGTGGCAAAACATATTTTAGAATATGGACCTAATATAATGGTATATGCTGGGATTAATGAAGACTGGGATAATACATGTGGGGCTATATATGATCATGGAGAAGTAATACATAATGATGCCTATGTAACGAGTACATGGGGAACACCAAGTATCTTTACATATGTAGAAGGAAAGAACAAAAAGATTGATGGTGGGGATGAATACTTTATATATGCAGATGAACATATACATGATTGGACAGAATCAGCATTAGAAATCGTACAAGGGAAATAGTATAAAGTGCTTGATGCGGGAGGTAGCCATTGACTGAACAGGAATTAATAAGACAAATAACGACTATTGCAGCTAAAACAGCAATAGAGGAATATAGAAAGGAAATAAGTAGGAATGAAAAGGAAACGATAGATACTCTTAGACACAACACAATGAAGCTATTCAAACACTACAATAAGTTAAAGACTTATGTAGAGAATAGTATATCTGACTCATCACAAGCCAAAGACTTGTGGCTAGATAAGTTGTTAGGGGAGATGTTTGATGATGATAGTAAAGTGATGGTTAAGTCAATCATAAGAAGTAAGGAACAAACAGAACTCATGATGCGGCATATAGATAACATGATTGATATCTATGATGAGCGTTGTAAATATCGTAGAGTGAATTATTGTGATTGCGTTAGACGATATTATATTAACGGCGAACAATTGAAAGATATTGGCAGTTCACTAGATCCTAATGTAGATGAGCGAACAGTACAACGATATATCAAAAAAGGGTTAGAAGAGATGTCTATTCTCTTATGGGGATTAACAGGAATAAAAAGCAAATTGTCGTAAAAGTGTCGTGGACGTGTCGTAAAGATAAAGATATAATGATAGTGTAAATAAATATGGAATGAAGAAGAAATAAAGGCACCCACAATAATTAGTGGGTGCTTTTTATGTGGAGATGCAAATGAAAAGAGCAAGGCATGAATGCAGGTATCCTGGATGTCATGAATTAACAACAGATAGATATTGTGAAAAGCATAAAGTTAAGCAAGATAATACAAGACTATCTGCACATGCTAGAGGATATACCTCGAAATGGGATAAAGCTAGGAAAGTGTTTCTTGCGGAACATCCAACATGTGAATGCGCTGAATGCAAGGCATCAGGCAATCCATTGGCAGCGAATGTAGTGGATCATATCATTCCTCATAGAGGAGATATGAGATTGTTTTGGGATAGAAACAATTGGCAAGCTATGAATAAACGCTGTCACGACAAGAAAACAGCAAGAGAGAATGGCGGTTTTGGTAATATGGTTAAACGATAATGATAAATAGTGAGAATACCCCCCTATTTAAAAATGTTTGAACCTTGAAAACCCAGACCGTGTGGCTCCTTTCTTCGTAAAAAGTTCGTGAAATAAACTATTTCTGAGAAACGAAAATTTAATAGGCAATGAAAAGAGGTGAAAAAGTAGTGGGCCGAAATGCGAAACCTATAGATTTAATCATGGCTGATGGAAATAAACGACATTTAACAAAAGCCGAAATTGAACATAGAAAAAACACAGAAATACGTTTTGGAAATGATAAATTAGTATGCCCAAAACATATAAAAAATAACAAAAATGCATATGCAAAATGGAAAGAATTAATACGTCTTTATAAAGATTTTAATTTTGTAGCATCCGGAGATATTGGGATGCTAGGCCGCTACTGTATGGCCTATAGTGAATACCTGGATTTAATTGAACGAAGAGCGATAATCAACCAATTATCAATTAATATTGAAGAACATTATTATATTGAAGAAGAGTTGAAAGATGAAGGAGTTCCTGAAAAACGAATTGAGAAGATGATAGAGAAGTACGAATTTATCTTATCAATAGGTGGACTCATTGCACTTGATAAAGCAATCAATGCAAAGATGGATGCATTGGTTAAAATGGAAGATAGATTATTCTTGAATCCATTGGCTAAAATTAAAAACGTACCTAAGAAACCACCAGAGGAAGAAAAAACAGAATTAGATCAGAATGGATTTGGTGATATATGACAATAAAGGAAGAGTTAATACAATATGCTAAAGACTGTATTAATGACACCAAGCATTGTTGCCAAAAACATAGATGGGCATGTGAAAGATTTCTGAGGGATATAAGCCGTGAAGGAACGGATGAATTTCCTTATATCTTTGATGATGCAAAAGCAGAGAGATTTTATAAATGGGCAAGTTTACATAAGCATACTAAAGGCGTGCTAGTAAATACGCCCATTATTTTTACACCAATACAGAGGTTTATATTTGGTAACATTTATGGATGGATTCATAAAGATACTGGGTATAGAAGATTTACAAAGGCATATTGGCAAGTGGGAAGAAAAAATGCAAAATCTCAATCATTAGGTCTAGTTGGTGATTATGAATTAATGGCACTTGGTGAAGATAATTCAGAAGTTTATATAGGTGCGACTAAAACACTCCAGGCAAAAATCATTTACAATGAAGTAATAGCAATGCTTAAAAAATCAAGTGCTTTGTTTAAAGGCAAATGGAAAGAAGCATATAGTACGATTGTACATATTAAAAGTAATTCAATAATGCGTGCTTTGTCTAAAGATGATGGAAAAACTGGCGATGGTTTAAATCCACAATGTGGACTGATTGATGAATATCATGCGCATCCAACAGATGAAATATTAGAAGTCATTAAGACAGGTATGATTGCACGGCGACAACCTTTATTATTTATTATTACAACAGCAGGTAATAATTTAGGGGGGCCGTGCTATAGAGTTGAATATCCATTAGTAAGTAAGATCCTAAATCCGGATATCGAATTTGATATACCGGATTATTTTTGTATGGTTAATGAATTAGATCGAGATGAAGAAGGGAATCTGATTGATGACATAAACGATGAAGAATGTTGGATAAAAGCAAATCCAATTGCAGCGACATATGAGGTAGGATTAAAGAATATCAGAAGCAATTATATGTCAGCGATAGAAAGCCCAGAAAAGATGGTGTCATTTATGACTAAGAATATGAATATATGGGTTAAACAATCAGCGCAGTCATATATTGATATGGCAAAATGGAAGGCACGAGGAAGATTAAATGAGGACTTTGAAACCGATTTAGGAATATCACTATATGGATATGATGCATATGTAGGTATTGACGTATCAAAAACAATTGACCTTACAGCTGCTGGGATAGTAATCCCGGTAGACATTAATAACAGTAAGAAATTTATTACTTTAGCACATGGTTTTATACCGGAAGAAACAGTACAAACAAAAGAACGAACAGATAAAATCCCATATAGACTATGGAGTGAAAGAGGATGGCTAACGATTACTCCAGGTGAAATTGTTGATTATCGATTTATGACTAAGTGGATTGAAGAAACATTAAATAAATATGGATTAAATATCAAAGATGTTTGTTATGATCCATATAACGCTACTCACTATACCCAAGAATTAGAATCAAATAAAGGATGGGGAATTGTAGAAATCAGACAAGGTATTATTACATTGTCAGAACCTACCAAGTCATTCAGAGCAGAGACATATCAAGGCAATATACTACACCCAATTAATGATTTATTAGATTGGGCAATTAGTAATGCTGTAACTAAAGTTGATGCTCAAGAAAATATTATGTTAGATAAGGCCAAAAGTACTGAACGTATTGACCCAATAGCAGCCGTAATAAATGCTTACACAAGGGCAAAAGTAGCGGCTGATGATGATTTGAGTATGTATATAATGAGTGATGAGTTTAGTCTATAGGAGTCGTAATGAAATACATAAAAATAATAGGAAGTATAATTGATGACCTGCTATTTACAATAGGGGCCATCTTTTTTTGCATTGGAGGATTTATGATCCATACAATAGTAGGTATATATAGTATTGCGTTGGCCTCCTGTGTACTTGGATACATAATTGGAACGGCATACCATGTTGAAAGAAAAGGAACGAGGGATAGACCATATGGAGAATAGGAAAGGAGATATAACAATTGATACTAAGAAAGTTCATTGAAAAAAGGGATGGCTACATGCAGCCTAATCATGTTGATGCGGATTCAATTATAGATTTCTTGGGAACGTCAACAAATAAATTTATGCGGGTAAGTGATGTTATAAAAAACTCAAATGTATTTGCCTGTGTCAGCATTTTGGCAGATGATTTAGCAAAACTTCCAATCCATACATACTATGGAGATGGAGATAGAACAAAAGGGATGAAACATCCTGTAGCAGAATTGTTATATACAAGGCCTAACCATTTAATGAGTGCATTTACATTGAAACAAACATTACAAATGCATGTGGGGTTGTATGGCAATGCCTTCGCATTTATTGACTGGGGAAATGATGGATTTCCCAAAGCAATATGGCCATTAGAGCCATCATCTACTGTTCCATATTTGGATGTAAAAACTGGGCGATTAACATATCAAACACAAACATTACAAGGTGAAACAATTACATTACAACCATCTGATGTACTGCATTTTAAAACAATGGCTAGAGATGGCATTGTAGGTAAAGCACCATGGAGAACATTGGTTGATGAATTACGAGGGCAGAATTCAACGAAAGAATTTATTAGTAATTTCTACAAGAATGGAACATTAGTGTCCGGTGTATTGCAGACAGATTCAAAAATCAATCAAGAAGCAAAGGATAAGTTGAGGAAAGATTTTGCAAGCCGGTATGCGAGTCCAGATAATGCTGGTAAAACAGTTGTATTGGATATGGGCTTAAAATTTCAGACGATAGGTATGCAGCTTGATCAAGCACAATTTATTGAGACACAAAAATTTGGGATTAATGAGGTGGCCAAAGTTTACCGGGTACCTCCTCATAAATTAGCACAACTAGATAGAGCAACCTATGCAAATGCGGAAGCAATGGGGCTTGAATATATCAAGTCAACACTGCTTCCTATTTTTATGCAATGGGAACAAGAACTAAACTACAAACTATTTACCAAAATAGAACGGCAACAATATTATGTAAAGTTTAATGCTGATGCGGAACTTCGAGGAGATAGTAAGTCTAGGGCTGAATACTACACAAAAATGATTCAGACTGGTGTATACACACTAAATGAAGTGCGAGCCATGGAAGAGCAAAAGCCTATGGATGATGGTATGGGTGATAAGCATTTTATATCTCTAAATTACACGACTACCGATAATTTGGAGAAATTACAACTGGCAAAAATTAAAGCTGGTGAAGACTTAACAGTGAAAGGAGGTGAGGGGAATGGAAAAGGAACGGAGAACACTTCAGACCAAGATAGAAATCAGGAAGGTGGAGAATGATAACGGTGAGTTACCATATATCGAAGGTTACGCATTGAAGTTTGGAACCCGGTCAGAAAATATGGGTGGCTTTGTGGAAATGTTATCTAAAAACTGTTTGGATAATACAGACATGAGTAATGTCGTTGCTTTGTATAACCATGATGAAAGTTATCCATTGGCACGTAATACTGTGCCATCAGGGGCGGGGTCATTGGAGATAAAAGTTGATGACACTGGTTTGTATTTTAGATTAACACCAACAGAAACCACATATGCAAAAGATTTAATTACAAATCTTGATGCGGGTGTCGTAGGTCAATGCTCATTTGCATTTTCATTGGCTCCAAGTGGTTCTGAATGGATATGGGATGAAGATGATAAGGTGTACATTCGGACAATTACGGCGATCAAACGCTTATGGGATGTTTCGATTGTTACGACACCGGCATATCCAGATACAGAAGCAGATACGGCAAAACGTGATTTAGAAGAGTTCAAAAAGACTCAACAAAATGAACTAGATGAAGTTCGAAAACGTAAATTAGCAATTGAATTAGAATTATTGGAGGGATAAACCATGAACGAAAAAGAACGTGAATTACGCCAAAAGATGGCAGCAAAAAATGAAGAAATCCGTGGACTAATGAATGAAGGTAAACTGGATGATGCGGAGCAAGCAACAGAAGAATTGCGCCGCTTAAAACGTGAATTACAAGTAGAAATTACATTGGGTGAAAACAGTGTAGATACTGTACCACCAGAAGCACGTCAACATCAAAATCATGATAATGATATTGATGTAAATCAAATTATGGCTCGTGCTTTGCGTGGCAATCAATTGTCTAAAGAAGAAAATGAAGTATTGGTGCGTGCTAGCACATTGAATGAAGGCACAGGTAAAGATGGTGGGTTTATTGTTCCTAAAGATGTACAAACAGCCATTAATGAATTGAAACGAACATTAAACCCATTGGATGAATTAGTACGTGTTGAAAAGGTTGCCACCATGAGTGGTGAGCGAACTTATGAAAAGCTTTCCACCATGACCGCATTCCCAAATGTAGCTGAACTAACAAATATTGCAAATTTGGAAACCCCAGAATTCAATCGCATTGAATACAAAGTTCAAAAATATGCAGGCATTTTACCGATTTCTAGTGAACTATTAGCAGATACAGACCAAAACTTATTGAACTATTTGTATCGTTGGTTGGCTAAAAAGGATACGATTACACGTAATACAGAAATCGCTAAATTAATTAATACGCTTACGAAAAAACCAATTACAGGTATTGATGGGTTAAAAGACATTTTAAATGTTGACTTAGATCCAGCAATTGCATTGACTTCTATCCTTTTAACTAACCAAGATGGGTATAATTACCTTGATAAATTGAAAGATACACAAGGTCATTATTTGTTGCAACCGAATCCATTAAATCCAACTGAAAAAATGTTAGGTGGTAAAGTGGTTAAAGTTGTAAGTAATAAGGTATTACCTACAGATACTAGCGGTAGCGGCAAAAATGCACCAGTAATTATTGGGGATTTAACAGAAGCAATTACATTGTTTGACCGTGAAGCGATTACTTTGTTAGGTACAAATATTGGTGGCAATGCGTTTGTAACAGATGGTTACAATATCCGTGGTACACTTCGTTTTGATACAAAAATTGTAGATAATGAAGCAGCTGTATTTGGTCAATTGAAATTGGCATAAGGTAATTATTATGCAAAAGTTACTGGATGATGTAAAAGAATATTTACGGGTAGACAGTAATGATGAAAATACAGTAATTGAAAATTATATTGAAGCAGCAAAAACATATATAGAGAACGGCACAGGAAAAGCATTTGACGAAAAAAATAGTCAAATGCTTTTAGTCGTTAAGATGTTATGTGGGCATTGGTATGATAACCGAAATGTAGTAGGCGGTGGTGGTGAACTACCGTTTACTATTACTTCATTATTACTGCAGATTGAACATAAGAAAGAGGGGTAACAAATGAAAGTAAGAGTATTACATCCAACAATCATTGATAGCCAATGGCTTCAAATTGATGACGTAGTAGAAGTAGAAAATGAAACAGCGCAACCATATGTAGAAACAGGTCTAATTGAAGTTATTGATGATGTGGAAATTAATCCACCGAATACTAAAACTGGTGGTGAAGAAAATCCACCAGACGTAAATCCAAATCCACCAAATGAGGATAATGATAGTGATGAAAACCCACCAGACGAAGATGGGGGTAAAGGTTACAATTCCGGAAAAGGTAAATAATCATGTTACGGATTGGATCTATGAAGAACCGTATAGAAATATTACGGCAGACCATAGAGCCGGATGGACAAGGTGGTTTTAAAAAAGAAAAGCCACGTAGAATTGCCACGGTATGGGCCGCTATTTTAAAACCAAGATTTTGGGATGGTGATAGTGGGAAAGGTCCTACTACAGCAATTACACAAGGTATACAGATACGACCGTTAAAAGCAATTGATACTGATTGTATTATTAGGTACCGTAATACAAATTATGAAATATTAGACATAGAGTATAATACGGATTCTTATATATTGACATGTCAGGCAATTAAGAAACGGTAGGTAACTATGGCATTTGTAAAAGCTGATATATCTAATGCTACTTATAAAGCCATGCGAGATATTCACAATTATAATTCTGAAACACAAGAAAGAATTAAAGAAGTAACTAGGAATAAAACGCATGAGGTATTAACTGTAGCAATTCAATTGGCACCTTATAGAACTGGTAAATTTAAAGGGACAATAAGGGAAGAAATTAAAACACATAGTCAAGGTATATATGGACGGGTATTCACGAATTCACCGGTAGCACATTTAATTGAATTTGGCACAAAGGGGCATGTAGTAATGCCTAAAAAGAAAAAAGCATTAGCACCAGGAGCGGCCGGCTGGTATATGACTAATGCCACAATTCCTGCAATATCTGCAAAGCCATTTATGAAACCGGCTATGGATAAGGTCCGTCCAACGATTGAAGGTGCAATTAAGGTGGCAATAAAAAAATGAAGATAAAAACAATTCCATTTAATGCTGTACAAAAAGCATTTTATAAACTGCTGTCAGAAGGACAGACGGCTCCTGTATATGATCGTATCCCTGCAGGGGATGAAGAAATGCCGTATATTTGGTTGGGTGAGTTTCATGGTGTGCCTGTGGAAGATAATAAAACACATGCAGTACATAGAATTAGCCAGCAAATAGATATATGGAGCAATCAACCTGGTAAAAAAGAAGTTAATGAAATTCTAAATGATGTAGCTACATTAGTTAGACATTATCAATTACCACTTGAAGGGTTTAAACAGGTTGGTGATGCTCATATATCTTTATATCAGGCAATAGGGGAACGATACGAAGATAAGACTAGTGCTTATCATGGAATCATGATGATTGAGTACACAATTGAAGAAATTGATTAGGAGGTAATTAATATGGCATTAACACAAGAGCAAATTACAGCACTACCAGTGGCACCTAGTGATACAAAGGCGGTAGCTGGTAAAGATACATTATTGTATATTGCATCTAAACAAACACCATTAACATGGTTATTGGTTGGGGGTCAAAAGAACTCGCCACTTAAAGAACAGGCAGATTCCTTGGATGGTTCTGATAAATCTAGTGGTGGATGGAAAAAAGGCATCCCTGGTATGAAGTCCTGGAGCATCGAATATGATGGTCTATATGTGTTAAATGACAATGCAGTGGATATCTTGCGCTATTCTTTCCGTGAAGGTAAAGCTGTATATGTTCGTGTAGAATATCCGGACGGTTCTTACAAACAAGGATGGGCGAATGTAACATCTTTTGAAGATAACAACTCTTCTGATGCAATTCAAACATTAAAGGTATCCTTGACAGGGTATGGTGCAATTAGCGATTTGATTGCGATTGGCGAAGTTAAAATTACATCTCCTACAGCAGCATTCTCTAAAGCAGCTGCAGCAGATAAAACTGTAGCAGTAACACCTACAGACATTACAATTCGCACTGTAACCGATGATACTGGTACTGTATTAGTATTCGGAAAAGACTACGAATTTGCAGAAGGTACATTAACTTTGAAAAAGGAATACCTTAAAAATATGACAGTAGGTAACCATGTACTTGAAGCAAAATTTGCAGCAAAGACAATTCCTATCACAGTAAATGTAACAGCATAATTTTGTAATACAAAGGGCGGGATAAAACCCGCCCTATTTATATAAGGAGATAAAAATGAAAGAACAGACTACATTGACCGTCAATGGGGAAAAATATGAATTATTGTATACACTTGGTATTATGCGTCAGATTGAACGAACATTAGGATGTTCTTTGATTTCAATCCTAACAAGATTTGATGGCAATGCACAGGAACGAGTAGGCATTGATTTCATTATGGCAAACTTACAATATGCGGTAGTTGGTGGTTTATCGGAAGATAAAGCATATGATCTAATCGATAAATATTGTGAAGGTGAAGGCACATTGGATACGTTGGCAGGGTTCCTAATGATGGCATTATATAATACTGGTTTTTTTATCCCAAAGCTACCAGAAGAAGTGGAAGCACAGGTGGAGGAACAGAAAAAGAAGTAGCCTCCATTGAAGAATGGATTAGAACTGTAGAACCAATTGCATATGGACCATTACATCTATTGCCTGATGCTCTTGAAAATCTAACTATGAAAGAGTTCTATTTGTTACTTGATGGCCATTATGCTCGTAAAAAAGAAGAGGACTATAAGCAAGCATATTTCACATATTGGATGCTTGCTCCAAACTTAGGGAGAGAAAGCAAAATTACAGTAGATGATATCTTCAATCCATTGCATCAAGATATGGTAAAGGATAAGGAAAGCGAAAAAGAGGAGCTATTACGTACATTTAATTTATAAAGAAAGGAGGTGGAATGATGGGAACAACCATAGCAGATTTAGAGGTTAGGATAGGTGCGGATAGTAATCAGTTTAAACAAGAACTACAGAAAGTAGAAACGCAGGTAGGGAAAGCATTTAATGTAAACCCAATTAATGAGTTCTCTACAAGTGTAGATAGTGTAACGGGTCGTGTAGGTAGTTTGGTTAGTAAGTTTACAGCTATAGCAGGAATTATGGCAGGAGGATTTGGACTAACATCCATGATTGAAGGTTCTGTGAAAGCTGGCGAAGCAGTTTACCAATTATCTCAACGGTACCAGATCACAACTAAAGAAGCATCTGAAATGAACCGAATTCTAAAAATTACAGGTTCTGATGCGGATACAGCAGCTAAAACAATTATGCGATTGGATAAAGCGTTATCCGGAAATAGTAATGAAGGTAAGAAAGCCCAAGAAACACTAAAACTATTTGGTGTTTCATTAACTGATACTAATGGTAAGATGTTACCAATTAATCAACAATTGGCGGAGTTAGCCAAAGGATATAAAGCGGCTGCTGATGCGGGATATGGGCAGGAATATGTGATGAATACCCTTGGTGTTCGTGGTCTTGCTTTAATTTCTGTATTGCAGAATTACAATGAAGCGGCGGAAGTTGCTAGTAAAGTCAAAGGAATTGGTCTAAATCCAGAAGAAATGCATAAAGCATCTCTTCAATTGAAAGAGATGGAATTGCAGTTTGGACAACTTAAACTAGCGAGTGGCGCAGCAATTACACCATTAGTAATGGAATTATTACCAAAATTACTACCGTATTTGCAAGAATCGGCGGTATGGATTAATAAAAATAAAAATGAGATTGCAAGTACGGCTAAAACATTAGTTCAGATTGTAGCATTGTATGAAAGCATTAAGATTGCTAAAAAAGCAGCGGCGGCAGTTAATGCAGTAGTATCAACTGTGAAAAATTCGCAAAGCCCAATGGGGTTAGATACAGCTGAATTAACAAGAGCGCAAGAAGTACAGATTAATAAAGCACTTAGAGATAATGAACGTGTATATGCACAAATGCGAAGAGAAGCGATTAAAACAGCTAATCAACAAAAGTTATCTGCAGAAGAAACGAGTGCATTTTTAGCGCAGGAATTTAGCAAGATTAGTATCAAGGCAACACAATCAGCAGAGCAAATTCGAGCGGCTATGACTATTGGCTTTCAAGGCGTACGGGCAGAAGCGGCAGAAAGTTCAATTGCAGTTAATAGATCCATATTATCTACAGGGATAGCGGCAGAAGAATCAGCAAATCTACATGTAGCGTCTAATGTTCGCAAAGTAGAAAGTGATATGGCTGTAGTAGCTAGTCAAGGTAAAGTAGGTGTAGCTGCAACAGTTGCAGGCACAAAAGCCGTAGAAGCTAGTGCAACAGCAACAGCAGCGGCAACAGCAAATATTGAAAAGAATGCAGTATTAGCAGCAAGCTATGAAGGTGTCGGTGTAAGAGCCACAACGGCAGGAGCGGTAGCAGTGAGTGCAGCAGGCAGAGCTATGGGAGCTGTTACAACATTAACACGAGCAGTGTGGGCCCTTGCTGGTGGATGGTTAGGTGTAGCGGCAGCCGTAGGATTTGCACTATATTCTATGGGACAAGCCAATAAAGCAGAAGCAGAATTTCAACACGCCAATGAAGTAACCTTGATGGATAAGGGAAAGAAATATCATCTTGCAAAAAATAGAGATGGTAAAGTCGTTTTTGCTAATGATAGTGCCGGTTATGTAGAAGTACCTGAGCGATTAAGAAATAAATATGAATCTTATGTATCAGCACAAAAAAAGGCTAGTGCAGATGCGGCATTAGGTGAGATTAAAGCAGAACAAGCTAAAATGCAAGCTGAGTTAGCTACACAAATGCAAAACATATCGAATATTGGAGATTCTATAAGTAAAACATCTACCACTACGACTCATAAAGATACTTCAAGTGCAGCAGAAACTGTTAGGTTCATGATTAATCAAGGTATTGATCCACGTATAGCATTTGGTATGGCTGGTGGGAATATGCTTGAATCAGGCGGAAATACAAAGAACTTAAATGCAAAGGCTGTAAATCCCAATGGGGGCGCATTCGGTATTCAACAATGGTTGTTAGATAGAAAAGAAGACTTATTTAACTTTGCAAAGCAGAATCATTCAGATCCATATGACATCCACACTCAACAAGCGTTTCAGGTATATGAAATGCTATATGGGAAAGAAAAGGATAATTATAAGAAAGCATTAGCAGAACTTGGAAATAGTCAAGATGTAGGATTAGCGGCCAAGTTAGTTGACAAATGGATAACACGTTCAGAAGGAACGGAAGATATTAGGTCTCAAAAGGCAGCCAATGCACAATTACTTTATAAAGACATGAAGGGTGAAGGGGGCCTTACTGGGGCTGATATATTACGCCGTCAAAAATCAATTGATGATGCAAAAAAGGATTTAAAGAATTTAGAAGGTGAATTAAAGCAAAGTATCACTGGAGAAATTGGTACATCTTATGAAAGTGAAATTCAAAAGATTGAGGAGGATGTACGAAAAAAATCAGAAGCAATCAAGAAGATTAAAGATGTCAGCGATACGATTGATACCTCAAATGCTGAAAAGCTATTAGATCAGTTTAAAACTGTTGAAGTAGATAAAGTAAATAAAAAGCTACAGGAGCAACGGGATAAATTAAAACTGGATACAGCCAAAACTAATGCAGAAATCTTAGGAAACTATAAAGATTTAGCTGAACAACAGTTTATTGTATCTAAAAATGAACTAGATAGAGAGCGAGAGGAACGCCTAAAATCAGTTGCAAAACAAAAGGATGATGCGGAAGCTAAAGCGCAGGTTGAGGAATGGTATACAGCCAAATATAAAGCCTTAGTAACAGAACGTGAAACGGCAGAACGTGAGTCATATGATAAAGCTGTTAAATTAGCAATTAGCCGACATGATACAAATAGACTCCAACAATTAACAAGTTCAAAAGATGCAAAACAATATAGGGACTGGGAAGGCGATACCGCTAAACTACAGACATTCTATAAACTTTGGGAACAAGGTAATATGTCGATGTCAGCTGCCACAGCAGAAGCAGCTGAATCATTTGCTAGTGGATTATCTTCTATCTTTTCAAATCTAGCAACAGATATTACAAGCGTAAAAGATTTAACCCAAAATATGGGTAAATTAATTCTTAGTACAGTAGTCAATATCATTGCTAAAATAGCGGCTGCAAGATTAGCGGCAGCATTGTTAGGACAGTCATTGGGGGGAGGGACTCCAAGTATTGCTAGTGGTGGTAATGTACAAAAATTAACAATGCAAGGATTTGTAAATAGTGCCATTGCTAGAATGCCTAATATGCCCACATATAAGTTTGCAAGTGGCGGTGTAATTACTGCTCCAGTAATGTCATTAATGGGTGAAGGTAAAGATGATGAGGCTGTATTACCTTTAAACCAAAATACATTTGCTAGTCTTGGGCGTAATATTGCGAATACCATAGGCGGGGGACCTGTTATGGTGAATGTAAATAATTACACCAACAGCAAGGTTACAGTTACGGAAGAAACATCAACTGGTGATATAAAAACACAAATTGTAAATATTGTGATTGAAGAAATCGCTAGTAACCGAAATGGAAGCCAAGATATTTTGAAACAATTAATAGGAGGTAGGCGATAATGTATGTGTTTCCTACAGATATTCCGGAACCGATTATTCCGGCCGCATCGAATTCCGGAAGTACTTATACGGAAGTACTAACAGATAGTACAATCACATCCACTACGGATGCCAACTATAAAATTACACGGCCGAGAACTACAAGGGTGATTGGAAGCTGGACATATACATGGCTAGGACTTAGCGATGAAAACTATAAAAAGTTAAAAGCATTCTGGAAGAAAGTTAGAACATCCGAGGAGTTTGAGTTTAAAAACTATACGGATGGGAAAACATACAGATGTAGATTTGTAGATAAGTTTAGTTTCCGATTAGATTATCCAATTGGATGGTATGGATCATTACAGTTTGAGGAGGTGTAACAAATGCTAAGATGGCCTGCTACGGCAATTATTGAAAAGAATAAATTAGCAAGTGATGCCCCTTTCTTGGTATTGGTTAAAATGGTCCATTCAGAATTAACAGAGCCAATATGTTTGGTTAGAAATACAGAAAGTATTACATGGGATGGGCAAGAATGGCAAGCATATCCTATGAATTTTGACATCAATACAATTGATGGGCAAACAGAACCTAAGTTAAGTTGGACTGTATCTAACTGTGCAGGAACATTGCAACAGTATATACAAAAATTCAAAGGGTTCACGGATGCTGAGGTAACAATATATGTTGTACATGCGAATATGCTAGACAATACAGAGCCGTTACAAGCTTTTGAATTTACTGTTACAACGACTCAATACGATGAGGAGTGGGTAACATTTATACTAGGTGCATCACCGGAAACAGTAGTTAAATTTCCAACCCATATTTATATGGCGCATTATTGTCCATATAGATTTAAGTCGGTTAGATGTGGATATGCAGGAGGTAAAGAGCCATGCAATAATACACTGGAAACATGTAGAATTCCATCACGATTTGGGGGAGAGGAAGGTATGAATGGAAACAATGTTTAATTATGATGATCTAATAGGCATTCCATTTGTAGATGGGGGTCGAGATATAACGGGATTAGATTGTTGGGGCCTTGCGTTAGAATTATTTAAACGACAAGGCTATATTATTCATGATTATTCTATATCTTCGGAAGAGGCACATGTAATATCAGATACTATGCAACATGATTTAAATGAGATGTGGCAAAAAATAGAAGAGCCTAAAGTAGGATGCTTGGTGATTATTCGACTGGCAGAAAATGAATGGGCGAACCATTGCGGAATTTATATTGGTGATGGTCATTTTATTCATGCCTATTGTCATGAAACAGGTGTAGTAATTGATAGAGTTCGTAAATGGAAGTCAAGAATACTAGGTTTCTATATTCCAACAGAAAGGGCATTATATAATGATTGACATTGTTGAAATAAAGAATCCGTTTGAACCGAATAAAAAGGAACGAAAAAAGGTAGAGTGTACAGATGGTACACTCTATTCTTATTTAGATCCAACAGATAAAGATGTGTACCTAAATGGAATACTTGTATTAGATCCTGTCAATTGTTTTCCACAAGATGGAAATCAAATTGTAGTAACTCCACATATTGGTAAAAGCATAAAAGGGATACTGGGCATGGTGGCCATGTTAGCATTAGCAGTCTATGCACCTGTATTGGCTGCAAAGTGGCTACCTGTAACAGCTAGTAAATTAGCAATCGGTCTAATGACAGGGGCCATTACAATGGTTGGCGGTAAGCTGATAAATAGCATGCTCCGGTTAAATCAGATAGGTAGTACATCAGAAAATTCACAAAGTACATCTTATGGATGGTCATTGCCAAGCGTACAGACATATGAAGGTGGTGTGATTGCAGAAACATATGGTGAATGCATCCCAACACCTCAATTATTAATGTGTCATGTAGAAACCACAAATACAGATGATCAAGATAAAAATGTTCAATATTTAAATCTTTTGTATTGTGGTGGATGGGGTCCTGTGGATAGTATTAGTAATATTCGTATTGGGACAACTCCTATAGAAAACTTCACAGATGTTCAAATTGAAACAAGATTAGGCGAAAACAATCAAGAGCCGATATCATTCTTTCCAACTACTGTATTAGACCAATCAATAGGTCTTGAGTGTGCTGAAAATAAACCACTAATCAGAACAACAGATACTAAGAAAGCTAAGAAGTTAGAAGTTACAGTTGAATTCCCTAATGGATTATACAAGGTAAATGATAGCGGCGATTATGATAAGAATACAGCCGAGTTTCAAATTATGTATAGAAAAACTGGCACAACGGAATGGAAAGACTTTGGCGGTGATGATAGTAATCACATTGTTAAATCAAACGGAAGACTATCAAATATAGTTACAAATGTAAAATCAATAGGTAGTGCAGCACCATTAGAGGTATGGACATTAGTAGCAAAAAAGGATAAAGATACTCTAAGTGTAACAGGTAGTATAAGTGGCAAGAAAAAAGAAGCTAAGTATGGCGAGCATTATGATAATGGCATAATATCTTTTGACTTAAAGCAGAGAGAAATCTTTATGAAAAAAGAGGGAACCATAACAATTACTGTGCAGAAGTCTACATTTAGCCTAACAAAAGCAACTAGCCAAGCTGTACGTAGATCATATCAATTTGAAATGCCTGAGGCAGGACAATATGATATTAGGGTTGTAGGTACTAAGTTACCAACGACAACAAGAGCAACAGCTTATATGACATGGTCAACGTTATCAAGTTTTATTATGGATAGTGCATATAGTAGACCAGGTAAGGTGTTAATTGGATTACGCATTAAGGCAACTAACCAACTATCCGGAGGTATTCCAAATGTCAACTGGAGACAAATTAGAAATACAGTACATGTATTTGATTGGGATACAGGAACATATGTTGAAAAAGATGCAAAGAACCCAATATGGGCTGCATATGATATGTTACATAACTGTAAGCGTTTGTATAACATTAATACAAATGTTGAAGAATATGTAGTTGAAGGTGTACCGGCTAACAATTTCAAACAGTATTGGGATGAATGGAAAAGTGCGGCGGCTTATGCAGATGAAGAAGTATCTATGATTAGTGGAGAAAAAGAACGAAGGTTCAGATTTGATGCGGTCATGGATACGACACAGACAAGATGGGAGGCGGCACAAAAGGCAGCAACATCCGGACGAGCCACAATATTAAGGCATGGGACACAATATGGCATAGTGGTGGATAGACCAAGTAACATTGTACAGGTATTTGGAGAGGGGCAAATAGTAAAGTCATCCTTTAAAGGTGAATACTCATCTAGGGATGATAGGGCCCGTTCAGTAGAAATTACGTACAATGATACAGATAATGACTACAAAAATACTGTATTTATGGTGCGAAGTCCAAACTATGCAAACAATTTAAAGAAGAATGATAATACAGCTAAATTGTCATTGTTCGGTGTAACAAGGCGTTCACAAGCATACAGAGAAGGAATGTATCTAATGGCCACAAATGAGCGACAGTTACAGACTGTTACATTTGGTACAGATATAGGCGGTATGGTGTGTGAATATGGTGATGTTATAGGTATCAATCATGCGGTTCCTCAATTCGGAGATGCTAGCGGCCGTATTGTAAAAGCAGAAGGCAATACAGTCGTATTGGATAAATTTGTTGAATTGAAACCGAATAAAAATCATAGCATTATGATTCGGTTAGAAGATGACAGTATTATTACAAAGCAAATCCAAGCAGTAACAGAGGAAACAAATACAGATATAATTACTGTAATTGATGAATTCTCACAACAAGAATTACCTAAACGATATGATCCATATATGCTCGGTGAAGCAAATAAGGAAGTCAAACCATTTAGGATTACCAAAATTACAAAAAATGGAGATAACCAGGTAACAATAACAGCTACAGAATATGATGCGGCTGTATATGAACTTGATTATAGCCGGTATCCTGTAATTGATTATGCCAAGGTAGAAAAAGAATTATCAGTAAAGGATATTAAGCTAACTAAGATTGTAAATACGTTAAAAGATGGAACTGTATTATGTGATATTAAGGTTGATTGGGTGTTACCAAATAGTAATCAATGTAAACAAGTACAGGTATATTACAAACGTACAAACGAAGAAACATATACATTACTAAATACATTCAGTGGAAATGAAACATCTGCAGTCATTAGATCCGTACTTACAACACAAAATTATATGGTTCGTATTATATGCTTAAATGATCTAGGGATTGCAGGTCCCGGCATAGAAAAGACCATATATATTGCTGGAAAGGAAACAGCGCCAGCAATGGTAAAACAATTTACGGTAGTACAGGATTCTATAAATAGTAGCATACTACATTTGCAATGGGCGCCAAATCAAGAGCCGGATATATATGGATACCGTTTATATAATGACACAGGGAAAGAACTTGTAAATTATATAGGGTCCACAAATTATACGTTCTTTGCAACAGAAAGCAAGACATATACATTTGGGATTAAAGCCATTAATACGTCTGGGATTGAATCTGAAATTGCTACAAAGGTAAGTATTCAAATCACAATTACAGAGGGAAGTATAGCAGTTCCTGACAAAGTTAATTCAGCAAGTATTGAATTAACAAAAGAAGGGGTATTAATTGAATGGACTCCAATTACAAATACTTATATTGATTTCTATGAAGTCAGAAGTAATAGTAATACAGGTGATTTACAAGGCTTGATTGTAAAATCAAATTCTATTAGAGAGATAATACAACTTAAAAATAGAAAAGGAGACCTATTAATTTATGGCCATAATCCGGTAAAAGGATATGGGCCAGGGTTAAATGTATCCTATGATTTCCAAAAGCTAGAAGCACCAATAGTAACATCTGTAAACATGATCAAAGGATTTGCCTTATTAGTATCAAATATGCCAAGTACTGCTAATAGTATTCGGTTTTATATTGTAGGTTCTGCAAAGACAGATATTCTTAATTCCACAGGGAATACGATCACTTACACTGGTGATGCGGATATTTATCGTGTAAAGGCAGCATTTATTGATGCTATAGGTGAAGGAATTGAATCTAATGAATTATTAGTCACTGTATCGGCAACAATAGATCCAGCGTTATTAGATAAAGAAAGTTTAGGGCTAAAAGAATTTGATAAACGTGTTAATGAGTTAAGTGCAGAATTTAATAAAATATCTGAAGAGTATAGTGTTACAGTTAAAAACCTACGCAAAGACGTAGAAACAAAAATATCTCAACTTGATGACGGCATCGAACTTAAAGTTACAAAAGGTCTTAAAGCATTAGATGGGAATGCTATTCTATCAAGAATAAACCTCTATGAAGGTGGCGTTAAGATTGATGGTAAATTAATTCATATTACTGGTGATACTCTCATAGATGGAAATATCATCACAAATGGGATGATACAGGCGAATTCAATAACTGCCGATAAATTGAAAGTGGATAGTTTATCTGCTTTATCTGCATATATCGGTGGCACACTTCGAGGCGGTAAATTGGTAGGTACGGAAATTGAAAACGAGAACGGTACTTTCAAAGTAGATGCTAATGGCAATATTAAAGGTGCTAATATTACGGGGTCCCGAATTGATGCCAATAGTGTCTATGCTGAAGGGCAACAATTAAAGCCGTCTTTCGTAAAACGAATGGATGTTACTAGTGGGGACCGAATAGAGATACCGCCAGGGTATTCGTGGGATAAGACTTTAATATTCTTACGTTGGGTATCTGATCCAATGGAGCAAGGTAAATATGAATATTCCGGTACGTATATGTCTAGTAATGAAATCGGTGCAATCCAACGGATTGCGCAAGAACGGTTTAAAATGACACTCAACATGAGAGACCGCTGGAGCATGAACGGATTTGGTGGCGACTTGTTGAAAGGAAATGTTGACGGCAGCAATGAAGATATCACATCCAGGAATGGAGGAAGGTTCATATCGTTCAATCAAGGAAGGCCTGCATACGGTGTAGTTCAATATTCAGGCATTGTTGATAATCCGCCGCCAGTATTTAGGGTTACAACAAGTGAAGGCGTTGGTGCTAAAAATAAACCTGCTGAAATTTATGGCTTAGGCATAACCGAAAAAGGCTATTTCTATTACGGTAAACTATCAGCTAGACAAGGCGGTTGGGGCCGTGCAGGAATTACAATTATGTCGTTCTGGTAATAAGGAGGTGTATATATGCAGGAATACGATTTTGACCTACATGTGGGTCAAGACTACGGGCTAACCTACGTTATCGAAGGCGGTGAGTCCTATGATGGATATACTGCCATCATGAAAGTTAGGCGAAAGCCTGACACAAATGAGGTGTTATCCGTTAATGGAGTGATAGAGAATAACCGTATCACATTCCGTATTAACGGTAATGACACAGTTAGTAAGGTGGACGCTAAAGGAATTCATCAATATGATGCGTTCATTTACAACGATGAACATAGCTTAAAATTAGGGTTCGGCGAAGTTAATATCATTCAAGATATTGCACGCCATTAATGAAAGGGGATTATATCATGGCAGAGGAATTAAACGTTAATGTAACAGGTATTAACTTACCACCACTCAAAATAGAAGGCACGTTCACATTTCCACCTATTAAAATAGAAGGACAAAACGGTAAAAGTGCTTATGAATTGTGGTTAGAATCCGGCAATTCCGGAACTAAGGATGACTTTATCAATTCCTTAAAAGGCACTAATGGTAGCCCAGGGGTGCCAGGTAAAGATGCAACAGTTGATGGTGCTTATGAAATGTTGTTAGGGCTAAATGTTTATTGTGAAAATGCAACTCCTAATGAAGTATTAAAAGGTCTTATCCGTGGTTTAGGCGATGTCATTAAAAAGCAACCTAAACCATTTAACTTCAAACGACCTACACAAGGGCAAACCTATATCAGTGTATCTGGCACACCATACTTCAGAGCAGCATTGCTTGGACGAGGATTTGCCGCAGCAATTAGCCTTGACGAAAATGGTGTTGCCCAAATTCCTTTAGATGAACCATTTAACACTAAAGCTGTTGAGCTAGAATACTTCAACATGCTTGGTAGCATTGTAGGAACGTATCGTGTATCTGGCTATGCATCTGGTGAAGTTACAGGTCCAGATTTTGGAGCATTTGTTAAGGATGTTCCGCTGACTACTTCTGTATATGGTGCTACTGTTGCGGGCACTGGTAAAGTGTATGAAAAAGGAGTTAAAGTTATTCCGACTACTTTAGAAACAACTAATAAGTTCAGCTTAGAGGATATGTTCAAAAGCATGATAGAAAGAGTTTGTGAATATAAAAAAGTTGAATTTGTAGAACTTGATTTAACACAATTACCAAACAATCCTGCTAAAGGTGGTAACTTCCCAGAAGTGTGCGAGAAGTTGAGTGAATTAGTTGATATTGGTAACAATACAATTGTTAAAATTAATCGTGGACAGGTAATTACCGTGTCGGGGGATCCTATGACGCCAAATAAAACAGGCGAGGCAACTTCTATCAAGTTTACAGGTGTTGGTAATAAGAAAATTAAATTCAACGGTTCTGAACTTATTACTATGGAACGAGATGCTAAATACGAATATGTATTTGCTACCGATACTATTAATAAAGTAGGTTAATTGTTCTATATAGTATAAGAAAGGAGACCGTGA